GCTATCAATATTCTTACCACTTTATTTGAATCTTCCGAAGAAGAGTCATCAATAGATTATTTATCAGATGAAATCTTTGAAAACACTATTATCGCAAAAGCAACGAGTAGCGATAGTAACAATTACAAGGACTTTAGAGAATATATTACAGATGATTGTCCGGTTAACTATGATTGTGAAATTCATGATTCTTATTCTGACAATGAAATGGAAAGATTTATTGAAATTGAATTCGAAAATAAACAAAAATTTCTAACTACTCCATCTATCAATTTTAATTTATGGAATAGCACTTTGAATTTGGCACAAGCACCTTGTGTTAAACCTCAAGGTTTCCTTATGGGAGATAAAGAAAGAGAAGTTATATCGGAAGCTATGTCTTTTGCAAGAGAATCATTTCCCATGCCAGCCGAAAGGAAAGACTGGAAGGATGCAATAGATGGAATGAATAAGAACTTTTCAAAGTTTAATAAGATGTTAGGACAATCAAACTCTACAGCTGAAAAGCTTAGTCAAGACATGTCAGGACACTTATACAATTTAGGTAATATGGCTAGAGCTTTACCTGATTCTTACGAAAGAGAAATGTGGTTAGCTGAAGTTCAGAGATCTAACTCTAATTTTGAAAAGTTCTTAGAAAAGTTTAATTATGATGAATTAACTGAAGCAGCTTATACCACAACACGTCATGCTCTAAATAAAGCTGGCGATAGTATGTGGAGATATGCCACTATAACCTTTATATTAGGTCTCTCAGCTTATGTTTACAAGACTAGAGATTATAAGTATTTAGGTATTATAGCTGCAGGTTGTTGTTATTATATTTATAATTGGCGCTCAGAATGGGCGTGGCAAGTTTTGTCATCCCTTTTAGAGTGGTTTATTTCTGATGCCAAAGAACCCGAGGCTGTCAAACCTCAAAACGCATCGGGATATACTGTTTTAGCTAGTGTTTTATCTATGATCGGTTGTGCTGACAGTAAGAAAGCATTAACAACAGAAATGTATGATAAAATAGCAAATTTAGGCAGAGTTGAAAACTCACTAAACAGTATCTTTTCAGCAGTAATTGAAATAGTACAATGGTTCACTAATATAGTTCGTGAAAATGTATTAAATCTACCTACGATTCGATTTTTCGATTCTAATAATGCAGACATAGATCAATATCTTAAAAGGTTAGATTCTATTATGCATAAAATTAATCAAGGTGATTTTCTTCAGACTGAAGATCACTATACCGAACTGATT